CTAAATCCCATAGATCCATGATTATGAACCTGATGAAACTTACTATTAGTTGCTCTTTCAAACCATGAAGTACATACTTCAGCAGCACATTCAAAAGTATCTGAAAAAGTTTCTAATTCTGATTTGAGAATATCTGTTATTTCTCTATCGTAAGTCTCTCCAGTGTCATGATTGTGGTGATAATCAGTTTCCACATCTAGAGAAGAATTAGAACCTGTGGCAATCTTAAATTTATCACTTTCTTGTCTTCTTCTTGAATACATATCGAGAAGACTTTTTCTCTTTTCATCCCATTCTTCCACTTTGAGATGCAGAAGTGGGACAGAAAACATGGGAATTAGATATTCATTATGCCCTTCTGGAACATCACAATATAATGAAAAATTTGACATACCAATTACTTTTTGAATTTCTTTTTGTACTTTTTTTGTAACTTTAACACATCTTTCATTGCTGTGTCAAATTTTCTATAAATTTTTCCCGTTGGTTTTCCTTGAGCAATAATGGTGTATTTAACACCCTTTCCTGCAATTGGAATTACAACAAAATTTCCATCATCAGAGCAGAATTGTTTATAGTAAGTAGGTTCTAACTTTGATGAGTTAGTGTATGTATACTTCATAAATTACTTCTTAACTACAGAAACAGCAGCATCACCTTGCTCAAACACAATGTCAACAACATTCTGAATCTTTTGTGCAGTCTGAATACCAACTTTATTGAAGGCAGGGATACAAACTAGACCATAAGATTTGGTATACTGATCAAGTTTACCAGGAACAATAGTGCCATTGCGAAGACCAGCAGCATCATCTTTATGCAATCGAATCACACGACCGATAGTCTGACTGATGCCAATATAATCCATTGACCTCATGAAAATTACAGCATTAAGACCACTGACATTGATACCTTCTGAGAGGATGCTGTGGTGGAGCACAACAAACTTTTTGTCATCATCACGACCCCATGCACTCAAAGTGTCAAAGAACACCTCACGGTTGACTTTACGTCCATCGATGATAGCACCAGTTTTTGCTGTGATATACATGTAAGAATATCCACGCAATTCTAGTTGGAAAGTAAAGTCAGACTGACCAATTAGATTGATGATGTTTTTTGTAGACTTAGAGCAGATCAATGCCTTATCAGCACCAGTCTCATCAATAGTCTTGATTAAGTGTGTAGAATCCCTGAGAGGAACATCAGGATAGAGATCTGCATTATCTAGTTGATTAACAACAACTTTAGGAGGAATAATGAAACCACCATTGATAAGTTCTGGAGCAGGAACCTGACAAATAACCTGACCATAAACTTCAGGATCATTCATGCCAGGTTTCATTACCGTGATAGAATGCTTAGGAGTAGCAGTGAAAAAGAAGCAACGATCTGCTTCGTGAGAGAAGAACTCAGTGGGAGGAAAAAAGTTACGTTGAACACTGTTATGTGCTTCATCAAAGTAGATAGTATTGACTTCAATATCTGCTTCCATCACACGATGAAGAGAATGATAAGTAGTAAAGATAATGCAGGAGTCACCAGAAGTCCGAGCAACATTAGCAAACATATGAATCTGTTCTGCTTTAGTGCTGCTGAAATGCTGAGTCTCACCACTATGAACGTGCATTACATGAACATTCTTAGTATCAATCAGTTCAAGAAACTCACTACAAAGTTGTTCAGCAAGCAGAATGCGAGGTGCTACAACAACATAAGTCTGACCAAGATTGATAAGATCAAGATTGATCATTACATCTTCAATCATACAAATAGTCTTGCCACCACCCGTAGGAACGATGACCTGACCTTTGCTGTTGTCCCACATAGCATTAACTGCACGTTGCTGGTGTGGACGAAGAGTGATGGTCAAGTGCTGTCCCTGTCAATGAATATACTATAAAGCACCCCGACCCTAAAGTCAAGGTGCTTGTGACGGTTCTCAAACTGTCTCCATCAGATCATTTTAATTGTTTCTTGTTGCTTAAAATATAATTTAACATAAGATTTAAGAGTCATTTTCAGTTCTTCAATATCTTCAATTTTATCAATATCTCTAGCAAGTTTTTCATATTCAAAAGATTTTGATGGAGTACTTAAAGAAATTTCAGATGGGTCCATGAAAATAATCCTTAGTTATATTGTAGCAGTATATAGACAAGTATTAAAGTCTTAGAGCTATATCTTTTCTAACCTCAACAGAGAGATTGTAGCAACATTTGGGCATCTTGTCAAGGGTTAGAAGAACCCAGCATCAATCTCAACATTTACAACAGCAAGAACATCCTCAACTGATTCACCATCATCAGAAACTTGTGCTTCAAAGATAGTAGTGATTCCAAGAGTGCTATTTAGATTAATGTATAAATTTTGTACTTCCAATTCTGATGGAAGTCCTTGCTCAACAACAAAACGATCTCTTCCAACCTCACCAGTACCAGGATCTGGATTAACATCAGTGCGGATTGCAATTCTTCCTTGAGAATTATCGTAGAAAATAGCAGCATACTTATGAGTTGAAAGTCCAACGTCATAACGTGCCATGACGATACCAGCATCACCACTATTTCCTACCGATACATTAGGAGGAATAAGTTGACCTTGATTAAGTGGATCTTCAATGAGACCAAGAGTTAGTAGATTATCTCTGATGTTAACATCTAATGTATTCAGTCTTGCTTCATCACCATTAAAGAATGCACTATTAGCAGTTAAGTCACTTGTAATTCCAACATCACCAGTACCACCAATCATTTTAATACATATTGTTGCATCACCAGCACGCATTGTGCCTGTACCTACCTGCAAATCACCTAAAACGGTTGTCTTAACATCACTATCCATTTCGATGTTATCTTGACCATTACTTGCACGAATTGCATTACCATTGACTTGAATTGGTCCAGCAAATATGGTATTATTATTTGCAACCATAGTGATATTTGTATCACCAGTACCTGCTAAAATGTTATTGCCTTCAACTCTTATGTTACCAGTAAAACTCGTTGCTTCTTGTGCATCAAACATCAAGATGTTGACTGTACCATCTGATGCTAGAATCTGATTTCCACGAACCTCAATGTCTCCATAGAAAGTAGTCTTAACATCACCATCTAGGGTCATGTTTGTGATACCAATACCATCTTGAATATCTTTTCCACCAACAACCAAATCACCAGTGACTTCAGTATATGTTGCACCCAATCCAATTTGAATTGCGGTAAATTCATCAGATGATTGAATAACATTCTTACCAAGTCTCAAGAAACCAGTAAGTTCTGTGACATTATTCCTAATGGTGATGATACCAACATCATTAGAACCAACAATAATATCTTCTGCTTGTTTGAATAAATCTGCTCTTTGTGATGAGTCTGCAATGTCAATAACATTGGAATCACATTTAATGTGTGTACCACCAATTTGAACAAAACCAGCAAATGCTGTGGATGTTGCACTATCAAGAGTGATATTTACTTGCTGATCACTTGCTTTAATCTCATTCTGTGATAGAACTAGTCTGGCAAGTTCTGTATTATTACTTCTAATTGTTGTAAAACCACCAACAGCACTTTGTGCTTCACCAATATCAATATATCTTGCCTGACTTGCAAAATTAAGTTCAGTAACACCATAGTTTATTAGGTCAAATCTTAGGTCTGGATTTTCTTCTGACGCAAGAATAGATGTACCAAGAACATTTAGATTATTATGTACGAATAAACTAGTACCAAATGCATCCAGATAGAATCCTGGGTTGACAAATAGTTGAGCACCAGCATCAGTTTGATTCTGTCCAGAGTTGCCCATTGCTGGATAGAAAAACTCGGGATTTGTACTATTAGTTTCGTCTTGCTTGAATAAATCTACATTATTTGATTGGAAAGCAGTAGCAACATACGCATTATTGTAACTATCACTGATGACGTTTAAGAATCCATTGATTGTTGCAACACCAAGATGATTAAAGAATCCAGAACTATCCACATTAGATAGTCTTGATTTACCAGGACCAACATCTAGATAAATTTCATTCTCATCGGTTCCACCAACACCAGCAACATTTAGATATCCAATAGTTGCACCCAAACCAACGTCTAGGTTAACCATATTTGCTTGACTGTCAGTTCCTAAAGGACCAACATCTAAGAAGTTACTGAAAACATTATTCCAACGAGCACCATCACTACCAATACCACCAGTTGGAGTGTTAACAATATTTGGTTGTAGTTGGGAGAATACTGCACCATCAGTATTAACCTCAGTTTTTCCGTATGGAGCAAATGCTGCCTTATGGGAAGCAGGTGTCATACCAATCGAAAGGATTGGCATCTCCAAATTCATATTTCCGTAAAATCTACTGAGTACATCATCACCGAGATGATCTTCAGATCCACTAGTTCCACCTAAATCATAACCAACATCAACATATTCTTGAACTCTTAATCCCCAACCTACTGATCCAAATTTCTTTGCTTCAAAACCACCAGTGGTGAAAATTGCAGCAGATGCTGACTCTGTATCAATACCTGCTTGTGCCCAATCACCCTCACGTTCATCATTAAATACTCTTAATCTTGCTTTCGTTGAATTACCTGGTTCACGGACGATATTGATATCTTCCATGCAAGTAATGGTGTCATAGAAGAGTGATTCGGGAACAACAACGAACTCAGTTCCTAACCCAGTTTCACCACCATTTGCGGGATCAGTAATAAGTGGATCACCACCATTAAAGTGAACCCTACCTGAAACATATAGTGCTACATCCTTTTGAGGATCTCCAGCACCAACATTATCAATGACAACTAAACCGTGTGCTATACCAGGACCATCCGCAGAACCATTAACTGTTCCACCAGGACCAGTAATTCCAATTCCAATATCAGAGTTACTATTTGTTGGATCATCTCCCTGTGCTCCAGCAACAGGAACCGATTGTTGACCAATATAAACCGTTCCCATTCCAGTGTCACGGGAAAGCGTAGTAACACCCGTGACAACTAGATTTTTAGTTGTTGTTAATCCAGTTACATTCAATGCTGGGAATGTGGCGCCAGCACCAGTTATAGAAGTTTCTCCACCATCTAGATTGAAGTCTCCACGAATGAAGACATCATCTAAGAAAAATGATTTATTAAAGTTAATTAATGGATCACCATCAGGATCTCTTAGTGCTCTTTCTGCTAAAAAATCACCGACCGTACTACCAATACCAACACCACCCAACATCACCAAAGATGTTGACAATCCTATGTTTTGATTAGCATCTCTAATTTCAACAAAAGATGCAAATTGAGATAATTCTCTACTATTTCTAGTCATCTATTTCTTTAGCTAGGTGGATCTCTTAAGAGTATTTAGTTTTTAATAATCTGCTATTTATTATATACACCTCTGGGATATAATTGACCAACTCCAAGTCTACGACCAGTCAAGAATCCAGGTACTTGTGGACTTATGTTCGTAAAGACAAAGTTGGTGTTATCTTTATAACTTATTCCAGGATTTACTGAAATAATATTATTACCAATCTGTACAGTAGTTGTTACAAATCCTACTTTAACTGTAGTAAGTGATGGAAAAGACCAGTCTGCCATTAGGTTGACCTCGCACAGAATAGAATACCTCTAGTGTGTGTATCCTGGTTATAAGAACCAGTGATTACAGTATAAACTTCACTACCACTGATGGTGATTGTATCACCTTGAGAAATATTTGTATTTGGGTTACTATAATGGAAATTAATTATTACAAAATCATCTGGAATATAATACGGAACTGGAATTAGGTTTCCGTTCAATGGAATACCTTTGACTACAGCATTGAAATCTGCACCTGCTCCAATTTTATCGTATTGATTGCCAGATTCTTGTTGAGAAACACCACCCCATGATCTTTCTGGGTCATCTGAAGCATTTCTGTAATATACTCTCCCATGATCAAAAGTCATTGGTGTACTACCACCCGCAGAATTATTTGTTGGTTGAATATAATAACTACAATATTGTTGTACATAATATGGATCAGTGCCACTCAATTTAATACCTTCATATCCAAATTCTGCCATTCTCTTAGATGGGTATCTATTATTGCCATCGTCATGATTACCAGTGAGACTAGTACGGAATTCTAACGATGGTAAATTATCATTTGTATAATCGGCACTTGGGATAATTTGTGTATACCCACCTAAGAATAGATCATCATTATCCCACAAATTATCATTTGTAAAGTTGTGGAAGATGATTGTATCAAAAGTATTTTCTCTAAGTTTGGTACTTGATACTGTAGGTGCTTTATATGACATTACAACAAACTTAGGATCTAAACTGGATCTATAAATGTTTAGATCTAATTGCTCTGTTGTATTTCCACCAGTTTGAAATCGAGTACCATCAGTATATCCATTTTGAGTATATTGATAATGAGAAGAATTCGTTAAACTTGCCTGGGTACTTTGTGGTTGAAGATAAGTATCTAAGAAAGAATTTCCTGCCATCCTTTCGGGATACTGAGAACCTCCATTGGCAGAAGATCCGTGATCGGAATCCCAAGGTTTATGTGGAGAAAATGCAGAACCTACACTGAAAACTATATTAGTAGTATCACGAAAACTAAATCCACGATAAGTATCACCAAACTTTTTGTTTTCTGCAATTACATGTCTTAATACACCATATGGATATGCATTGGTGGTATTTTTTGCATAGAATGTAGTTGTGCTACCATATCCAAGTGCAGTGACATCTGAAGGACTTGCGGGCAATACTGTAATTGTACCTACACCACTTATACCCTCATTACCATTATCATCTCTCACCAAATATGTTCCTGCTTGCCCAGAAACTGGAGTCCAGAACATTTCTCCAGTATTATAAATTGCATTTTGTCCATAAACATTAAATACCCTATTTGTACTTCCAACACTTGTACCAGATTGTTCATCACAATTCCAAACAATATTTAAACGATAACTACTGTTACTCATATTATTATCAAACTTTAGAGTATCACCTTCTTTAATTGTAATAGAGGTTGCTTTTCCAGATACTACACCATTTCTATCAGTTCCAGAAAGTACAAAATAATCAGTGGCAGTTATTGCATATGAAACTGCATTGGTAATAGTTGATGCAATTGCAACCTTAAAACTAATATCTCCTACACCAGAAGTTCTATCAATATCTGCCCCATCAATTGTAATTTCTTCTCCACCAGTGTATCCGTATCCAGGACGATTAACACGAACATGGTTAATACCACCATTACTTAAATCAACAGAGAATGATGCACCAGTTCCAATTCCAGATGTTGATTTTGCAAAAACATCATAATGATCAGCATCACTAGTTCCCTCTCTATAATCTCCACCAGTAAATGTAGAGATTCCAATAATTAATCCAGTTTTTGTATCACCATGCCATTCTAACCACTCAAAAGCATCTTCCCACTGATTGATGAGATCTGCTTTTGTCCATGTTCCAGCAATAGATACTGTATGTGTGGATATTGCCATTGGTTTTTATTTTTAGTTATTTATTAAATCTAGGATACATCTGACCATTTGGTGGTCTATCTTGACTACTATTAAAGACATTTATTGTGCCAGATGTATGTGTGACATCAAATGCTCTTAATTGGATACCACCATTAGTTGTAGTAATATAAAAAGGACTATCTCCCGATCGAATAGTGCTACCAGTTGTAAATCTGGTAACAGTATCGAACATACTTCGTGATGGTGTGGTTATATGTGAAAAAGAATAGTCTGCCATTAGGTTGTCCTCGCACAGAATGCAATACCTGTTGTTCCTGATCCTTGATAATATGATGCAACAATTATTGTGTATACTTCACTACCACTAATTGTAATTGTATCTCCCTGGTCGATGAATTCGTCATTGGAAGCATAGAAGAAATCAATCAACACAAAATCGTCTGGAATATAATATGGACAAGGAACCATCTTACCACTAATTGGAATTCCTTTAATGACTGGATTAAAATCAACACCTACGGTATCTTGTCCTGTTGTTCCACCTGAACCAGTACTCAAATCTTTCTGATTTAATGAAGAATTTGTTGATCTATGGTAAATTCTCATTTCATCAGCAGGATTGATGGTAGCAGAAGATCTTGCTGGAACTATCTCAGAATAGTAATCAGTAGTAATAAAATTATTAAAATCATAACCATTATCAAGAGATGAATAACCAAATTCACCAGAACGTCTTGAAGGATTATCATCATAACCTACACGGTGAGTTCCACCAACTTGTGTTTGGATACGAATGTATGGATTTACACCACCTTGTGAACCAGGACTAATAAAAGTTGTTCCAGATGTAAAGCATTCATCTAGATCCCAAACATTCTGTGAGAAGTTATGGAAGAACCATGCATTGACACTTCTTCCGTCCCATCTTGTTGCAGATACATCTGGTTCATAATATGAAAATACTGCAAAATCGGTATCAATTCCTGATCTATAAATGTTTAAGTCAAGGGCTTTGTTTGCAGTTCCACCATGGGATAAACCTGCATTTGTATGGGCAGTAAGATTATTTCCAGTAAGTCCACTTTCAAATGTAGCATATGTCTCATACATATGACCTCCGTAACCATTATCTAATCCATTTGCACCAGCAAATCTCATACCATATCCATGACCACCACTGAAATAAACATATTGCGATCTTGTTGAAGGTTGCCATCCACTACCAACCCATTGAGTAATGCCAAGGAAGTTATTATTAATTCCAAATAATCTATAGGTTGCACCAAACTTTTTATTCTCGTCAAAACTTTGTCTCCAAACTGCCCATGGGTATGATGTATTTGAATAGTCAACATGATACCAACTGTTTGTTGTACCAAAACCAACTGTAGAAATACCAGAAGTTGCTGCAGTTACAATTATATTACCTACATCATTATTGACAATATCTCTAATATCTGTGCTATCTTCACGTAAGAAATACTTTCCTGCTTGACCAGAGATTGGAGTAAATGTTCCCGTTCCTCCGTTATTGAATACATTGGCATTAAAAACTCTGTTTTCGTTGCTATATTCATGAAATAAATTATTTTGGATTGGATGATTTCTCCAACAAAGTGCCATATTCCATGCACCAGTGTTATTATCAAAGGTTATAGTGTCACCTTCTTGAATTTCAACATAGGTGTTAGTGCATGATCCAGAAACAAATCCATTTCTACCATATGCTTCCATGGTCATAGGGCTGGATCCTGTAAATGTACAAATATAAGAATTACCACCAGTTATATCAGATTCAATAACAACTGGAATTGTAATATTTGTTGCACCATTTGAAGAACCACCAATATCTTCAGCAGAAAGTGTTACAACTTCTCCACCAGTGTATCCGTATCCAGGACGATTAGCCATAATCGCATCAACAACTCTGACACCTGAACCGTTGTCGTTGTCGAGTGGACATCTTTGCACCAAGAATGATGCTCCAGTTCCAATACCAGTTGTTGCTATAGGAAATACATCTTGATATTCTGGTTGTTTGGGATCTGCATTAGGTAATGATCCACCACCATAAAATGTTTGAAGTCCACAAACTTTACCCGTTTCTGAAGATCCAGAACCAGCAATACTGTGCCAACCTAACCACTCAAGAGCTTCACCAAGTTGTTCTAAGTGATTTACTTTTGTCCAAGTTCCTGCAATAGAAACTGTATTTGTAGTAATTGCCATTTATTATGCCTCTAGTTGAAGAATGGTTAGATTTGCATTGATTGATTGTGTGCTTCCAGATAGATTTGTGACTGCCATATAAATCGTGGCATCAACTGGATCATTCATGTTTCCACCCATTGTGAATGGAGAGATTTTTTGTTCAGTAGAGATTCCTGTCGTTACAACTTCAGCAATAACTCCACTTCCTGCTGCTGGATCTTCCCCAACACTTCTACTAGAATCAGCAGTTCTAGATTCACTATCAGTATATATTCTAATCCAACCTGCTGTAGATAGACCAACTTTCATCAGTGCATAAGACTTAAATCCAGTAACTGTTACAAGACCTACAGCATTGTCTGCAATAGATGTTGTTGATGCAGAAACTATTGTTCTGTTTTGTAGTGAACCACCAGATGCAGTAACAGTAGCAATACCAGAACCGTAACTAACATCTAGACCAGTATCAAAGTTGATAGTCTTTGCTGAACCAACGTTTGACCCACTGTTTTCAACAACAACACCATCACCAGTTGCATTAACGTTGAGTAGTGCAGATCCATCAATAGCAGGTAATGAACCAGTAAGTTCACCTGAAGGAATACTTGTGAGACCAGCACCAGAACCAACAAACTCTGAACCAGAACCAGAAAGTGTTACATTACCATAAACAGTAATTCCGTTAGTTGTTGTTTGAAGTCTTAAGAAATTGTTATAATAAAGGTCTACTTCACCAGAAGAGTATGCATAAATTCTCTTTGAACCATTTTTATCAATTTGATAGTTTCCACCAGTACGCACAAATAGTAGTCCAGTACCACCATAGCTCATCCCAACATCACTACTAGTTTCATATATTGAAAGATCATCACCTACACCAACCTTCAATCCAGAACTGAAACCGTCACCAGTAGACACCCTTGTTGCTTTTACATCATCGAATGTAGAAACACCAGAAACTCTTAAACTATCAGTCTCAGTATGTCCAGTTACATCAATACCAGTACTAGTAATATCACTAAAACCAGAAGTTCCTGTTGTGCTGATACCAGGAATAGATGCTGTGATTGTGACAACACCAGCAGATACTGGAGATACATCTAAACCAGTAGAGAAATCAATGGTTGCAGCAGCACCAACTGCTGAACCACTATCCTTGACTTCAATACCAGATCCAACAGCAGATACACCAGTAAGTGCAGAACCATCGAGTGCAGGTAGTGCTCCTGTGAGTTGCCCAGCAGGCAATCCTGTAAGTCCAGAAGCAGCACCAGAGTAAGATGTGGCAGTAACACTACCACCAACAGTTAGCATGTCTGTGAGAACTGTTGTATTGATACCAGTTCTTCCAGAGTTGTTGATATATTGTCTAATATTTCCTTCACCGTCAGCAATAATAACTCGATTAGATAGAGTTCTGATGTCTAGATTACCAGAGTTACCATCATATCCCCCAATAACAACATTATATTGACCATTTGTGATTAATTGTCCTGCTTTGATACCAAGACCAATGTTATATCCACCAGAATTTACATTATTAAGTGAAAGTTCACCAAGACCAATATTTCTACCGTTACCACTAGAGAGTGAACCTAGAACCTGATCACCAATTGCAATATTTCTACCACTACCAGATCCAGCAGCAATGTTACCAAATCTTAGGTTGGATGCTCCACCCGATTGAATTCTACCATTGGTAATTGTAGCAACACCAGTGACTGTAAGTTGTGTAAGTTCTTTGTTGGGTGATTCTCCAACAATAAAGATTGGACCACCCATACCACCATGAGCAGTACACTGATAATATAGAGTGTCAGGAGTATCAAACTGAACATCCCATACTAGAGTTCCGTTGCTTACATCATTATTTGTGATACCATCATTATATTGACTTCCAGTAGATCCGTTTACAGTGCTCTGAATTCTGAATGGGTGAGCACCCATGTTATTAGTAAATCTATATGACTGACCTCTTACTAAGTAGAGTGTGGGATCATTCTCTGCACCAGTTAGACCAGGACCAGTGAATGTATAATCACTACTACCATTTGCACCCAAAGTCCATTCACTAGTTGTTCCTGCACCAATGTTGGTAAGTTGTGAACCATCACCAGAAAATGATGTTGCAGTTACAGTACCAACAACATTGACACCAGTAGAATTAATATTAACTGCAGATCCTACTACTGCTGAAGTGAATGATGGTGTATCTGATAATGTGATTGTGGCATCAGCACCAGATGCAGTTGCTGTTAAATTACTACTGACAAAATCAATATCAGTAATACTATTTGCAACACCGACGACAGATCCTTCTTCTCTGATTGTTACACCAGTTACACCACCACCACCTCCACCAGCACCAATGGGACCATCAGGAGTTACAAAAGCAGTAGCACGAATTGTTCCACTAACATCAAGTGCTTGCTGTGGTTGTGTACTACCAATACCTACTGAATATCCACTACCAACAATGACATCTGATTGAACTTTACCTCCGATCGTGACATCCGTACTAATCGCAACAGTATTTGCGTTTAAGTTTAGGTTAGTTGGACTAGTTAAATTTGGGGTGCCAGATGAACCAATAAGTTCTATCTTCTTTACACCAAAATCCTTATTGGCCATAAGTCTTTTTTAGTTATTTATTCGTATGATAAAGTGAGAGATTGAGGGATGAAACGATACTTTTGTAAATCATAGTGTGATTTGATTTGATCACCAGTTAAGAACTGATTGTAAAGACGGACAGCACCATATCTAGCATTTAATCTATAACTGCTAGCAAAAGCGGTGCCACCATATCTTCCAATTCCTATCTGAGTACTGCTTGCATAAAGTGAAGATGCTGGTGTGTGGATAAAATCTTGAACACCATTCAAGTACATTCTAATATCAGTTCCATCATATGTAACTGCAACGTGACTCCATTTATTTAAAGGAATTGGAGTTGGTGCTGCTGAGAGATCAACTGCAGAACCTCTTGATGAAGAAGTAAAATATACAAAATCTTGTTGATAATCTGGAGCATCACTTATTCTCCATTGCCATCCCTGCCCATCATTACCACCATCATCTTGAGATACAATCTGTCCATTTGTGCCAGAATTAGGATCTCCTAGAAGATAAATCCATGCTTCCATTGCAAAGGAACCTCCAGATATGTTCACACCACTAAGTAATCCACCACCAGAAGTATTGGTAGTTCCTTGAAAATTAAGATATGATAGTCCATTATATGTATTATCACTGTAATAAGTTGGTACATTATCATTACCACTTAAATCAGTATCAAATTTAGTTGGACCATCAATGTGCATTACAAGTCCAGTTGTAGTTATATCAGCAAGTGATGCATCGGTACTAGGATCTGAGTTTCCAAAAGATATTGATGGTTTCTTACTTGGATCAAATCTTGCAATTTGCTCTTCATAATGTTGATTGACTTCATCTTGAATGAATGGTCTACCTTTATAGTATCTCACCATACCAACATAACCATCATAGTATAAATTTCCATCTGCAACTGCTTGACCAGATCCTGGTGAAGTTGGATTTCCACCTGACATTGATAATGCATATGTTCCACCATATCCAGAACCACCATCAGTTAGTTCAATATCGGTTATATTTTTATTGATCCAAACATTTGCTGTTGCTGTTGTGATGCCCGATGGATTAGACTCCAGTGCATTGGGTGTTAATGTAACTGTACTATCAGTATATTCCGTGCCTTCATCAATAAATGAGACACTTAAAATACCATAGTTATCATAAATTGTTCCACTATTATTTGGCATATACAATCTAAAGTAGACATTATCTGTTCTTGCAATACCAGGAATACTAATGTCCCAGTTTCTCAAATCACCACCAGGATTTCCATAAGTACCATCAAGACCTTCATGCCAAATAATGATACCAGCATCTGTCCAAGAATCAGTAACTCCAGCACCAATATTATAAGAAAGTCTTAGACTTTCGTCACCAGAATCTCCCTCAGGAAGTTCACCACCATTAAAGTCATCACCACGAATAGCATAGATTCTAATAGTATCAAAATCTGTGGCATCGACTGGATTTACAACAACTGCACGGATACCACCATCAGAATCACCAAATCTTAAGTGTGTTCCACCAATGTCAAATCCACCCTGCTCTCCATTACCAGATCCATTACTTGCAATACTAGTTCCACTACCAAACTGAAAGATATCATCGGAATTAGTAGTATCATAAACAATACCATCAAGGGAAATTGACGTAACAACACCAGCAGTAATTGCTGCGGTAGCACCAACATCTGCCATACCACCACCAAGTGTTACAACAGGTGGATATGTGTATCCAGATCCACCACTAGTAACTTCAAATCTTTTAAAAGTTCCTTGAGTGCTTAATGATGCAACAAAGGTAGCACCTGTTGCACCACCAGGGTTCACAACATTAACTGTTGGTACTGTTTCATACCCAGATCCAGCACTAATACCAGTAACTCTATTAATAAAATCTCCAGTGCTGTTGTCTGTTCCGACTCTTGCTTCAAGAGTGCAAGTAATATTTGGAGAATAAATTCCTTGATATGTTGTTTTTTCTTTATTCAGATAAAAATCAATTTTATTACTAGTTCTTGTTAGAACAACATGATTCCAAGTATTCAGTTGTGGTGTTGTTTGATGTGTAGATGTGATGCCAGAATTTGCAGAACCACCTGCAAGTTCATATGTCAATGTGCCATCTGGTTGTTGGTAAATTGCAAACTCATTATCATCAACTTCAAGAGCATTCCATGATCCAAAAATTACTGTTGGATATACATTTGATAGTGAGTGTGTATGTTGATTATACCAAAGTTCAATAGTAAATTCTCCAATAGATTGGAAGTCACTATTATTGGCTATACTTGCCTTAGCATTACCATTAAATTGATAAGAGTAACGATCACCAAAGTAATCAACACCAGGATCTAATGTTGCGAGATTATTAGAACCATTACGACTTGTATCTCTCCATATATTATCTACAATTTCTTCTTTTTCACCATCCAGTTCCATAACTAGATTTTCTTTGATAATTTGCTCAACTCCAGGAACAATTGAAACTCTCTCATTATTTGCAAATGGATTGAAAAGAACTCTTGGAATTGTATTTCTCAGTGCAGTACTACTTCCCCAATAACTAGAATCCGTAAAGTCTGGTTCAGAATCTCTTAGTGGTGCTACTATAGATCCATGGTCAAATAACCAATTTCTAGCATCAACTCTTGTTGCATCTGGTCTTGATTGTAAATATAAAGCAAGAACACCAGTTACATTTGGTGCTGCCATACTTGTTCCTTGTAAGTAATTATTATGGAATGACGTATCTCTTGGATCATCATATCCTGCGTCCCATGGAGACAAAATCTCACCACCAGCAGCAGATATATCAGTTCTTGGTCCTCTATTTGTATAACTATCTAATGTTTCTTGACTGTTACTATAATATTCTGATAAAGCAGCAACACTAATTACTGCATCTGCTGCTCCTTCATGACCAACTGCTGGAGTTCCTCCTCTATGAAAATAACTATCATAACCAGCTGTACTATAATAAAGTGATCCTGAAGTAAATCGATTGTTATAATCAATGCCACCAATAGTATCTTGTTTGTGGTCAGAATTACCAGCAGAACATATAAAAACTACACCCTGACAATCTGGATCATCTAGAAGTTCATTCATTATGGTTTGACCACTTACTCTTCTAGTGGTAAATCCTTTATATACGGAAGTCGTATAGTCTAGGTAATAAATGGCGTCATATGCTTCATTGCGGTAAAAATCACCACCATCACCATATGATACTCCTCTAAATGTTGCTTCAGAAGAAAGATCAGTTCTTATAAATTGCCTGTGTCCCCAACTACAATTTACAATAGTTGGATTTCTTTTTCCAGTTTCTGGATTGATGGGTTTATTTTTATGCCATACTTTAATATAATCAAATCCATCAGATGGTTCTGCCCAACCAACATCAGAACGATCTACGCAAGCAATAGACCAAATATTTGCTTCAAATGCTGCACCAAATTGATTACCAGCAGCAGTTCCTCCAACATGAGATCCGTGCCAAGATCCAGGATTTCCAAACGTACTTGATTCTAAAACATTTGCTACAGTATAGTTTGAATATGTGGATTGTCCTGCAGGAATCAATCCTTCTGCTTCCCAATCAATTCCATATTCAGATGCTCCATGGATTAGAATATCTCTAACTCTTGTACTATTCTTATCAACAAAAGTTGTAACTCCAGGTTTTAAGAATTCTGGGTGATCCCAACGAATTCCAGTATCCATAATTACAACGTCAACATTCTTACCAGTAAATTGGTACTTAATATCTGCTGTTGCATTTGTTTCTGATCCAAAAGGATCATTTTTATATCCATGACGATGTAAACCCCATTGAGTAAAATCTAGATCCGAACCTGGAGTACCAGCAGCTCTTAGATGTCTAATGCTAGTATCTTTAAATCTAAATTTATCAGCATGACGATCAAATTTCTCATCATACTTTCTTTGCTCAAGACAAGTTGGATTATAAGTAGAAGACTCTTCAACCCATTCAACTTTAGGATGTTGTCTTAAAACTTCTGCTTCTTCCACAGAAATCTGATACACTGCCCTTTTTGTTGAGAAGGGCATTTCAGCAGTACAATCTATTCTTCTATTTGGTATCCCATCAAGATCATTTTCATTTATAATATAGTCATGCATTTCCTGCCAATCGGCGGGATCTCTAATTGCAACTGTAAACGATTGAGATTCATTATCTGCTATGTCACTGATGACAATGACTCTGCCAGACTCGGAATGTACTTCTGTATGCATCAGAGCATTGTCTCCCTTACTACTCTATATGTGACTATACCACTTACTCCTGGTTCTGGAGTCCATTGTAATTCACAAGTTCCAGAATTAACAGTAGCACCTACCGAAACTAGAAGGTCATTATTATACATAATCGCATACTCTTGAGAATATGCAGTTGTCCCATCGTTCATCAATAGAACTTTCTGTGATTGGATGTTATCATTATATTTGAAGTACAGTGTATATTCTGCAGTTTTAAAGTCATCCGTTGCAATCACCCAAGAAGCATCACCTATAGTTGTAACACCTGCAACTGCTGTGAATGATCCATAGTCTGTGTAGACACCATAGACTTCTTCAACTTGTAGAGGTGTTCTTGGATTGGTAGTTCCGAGACCAACATGAGCTGCTGTTGTATGTATACCAGGATTAGATTGGTTGTTATCGAAGTATCCAGTTCCACTTCCACCACCAGCAACAATACCAGTTAGATTTGATCCATCACCATAGAATGCTGTTGCAGTGACAACACCAGAAACATTAATATCTGTAGATACTGATACAATTCCAGTAGATTCATTGCAACTGATAGAAAGATCACCTACGTGAGAGGCAATTAATGCACCAGCTCCTGTTCCAATACCGATATTATCAATCCAAGCAGCAGTCCATCTTTCAGTACTAGATCCTAAGTAAGCACCCAAATCCGTATCTGGAACACAACCAGCTCCTGCCTTAATCTCACCATCTACATCAAGATCACTGGTGCAAGTAGCAGGACCATTGAAACGTGAACTACCAGTAATGTTAATATTACCAGTTCCGTTAATGGTTCTGCTATTGAGATCTAAGTTACCACCAAGTTGTGGTGTGGTGTCATTGATGACCTCTGCAGATGCAGCAGTAACAGTAACAACACCAGCAGTTGAAGAGGATACAGAAATTCCAGAACCAAAGTTAATTGTTCCAGCAGTACCTACAAGACTATCATTATCTTCAATGATGACTTCGGTGCCTCCACCACCGCCTCCTCCACCTCCTCCAGAGATGAGAGTTGCAGTGATGCCAGTAATTCTTCCATCAGTCACCTCTATCTGTGGTGATACAGTAGAACCACCATAGGTTCCATCTGCAACATCAACCATTCCAGTTAGACCAATACCTGATCCAGAGAATGATAATGCAGAACTAATTCCAGTAGCTCTTATATTACCATCAACTGTTAGAGTATCAGTAATAACTGTTGTTCCAATACCAACCTGACCATTATTGATAGTGAGACTTTCAACTTCCGCAGAACCAGTTTTAAACACCCACTCATCATTTAGATAAGAGTAGATTACCATCTGTTGCTGGAAAACACCAGCATTATCAGTTTTTTCTATGGCAAAATATTGTCCACCACCAGCACTTGATGTATTATTTAAATGTGCTAACTGAGTTCCATTTGAAGAGTTTAAAAGTTCAACTCTTGAACCTCTAAATTCAGATGTATTATCTGTGTACAGAACTAATTCTGGATCATTTTTGGTATCATCACTACCTGTTATTGTTGCTGTCTGATTACCACTAACTGATTGTATGTCGTCATCTGCAGTTACTTTGCCAGTTACATCAATACCATCTGAAGTAGTTTCAAACTTCTTAGAATTATTATGGAAGAGACTTACACCAGCACCCACTCTAAAGGATGCCATTTCTGCAGCAGTTCCATACTGTCCAATCGTAACCGATGGACTTGCATCAATATTAAGTCCACCACTACCTTGATCTTGAATGTAACTATTTGTACCATCAAAGTAAATTCTTAGGTCATTACCTGCACCAAAGATTGCTTGATCATTATTTCCAAGTTGAATATTACCTTGGAACTGAACTTCATCAGTAAACGTTGCACCAGCAGTAACTAATACTCCACGGGTACTTGTAACACCTAAGTTTGAAAGTTGACCAGAATTTGGGTTATATCTTAGTTTTCCTCCTAGATCAAATCTATTGAATGTATGAGCACCTTGCTCTGGATCGAGGAATAGTGCAATATCATAATCATCATCATTAGATACACCTGCAGTGAAGACTTTATGTTGACCAACTAAGTCACCATCGAATCCAGTTGCAGTAACAATACCAGTGATTTGTAGGTTTGCAGTTTGAGTGATTGTATCTGCAGACAGTGTGAAACCAGCACCAATTCTAATCTCATCATTGACACCATCAATTGCAATACTGGATGAACCAACAGTTAGAATACCAGTAATTCTTGCATCACCATTAACCCAAAGATTAGTTCCTAATCCAGCAACTTCTCCCTGACTATTTCCAATTTCTACTTGGACTCGTGGATTTGTTGTGCCAAGACCAACTGCAGCACTGTCAGTGAAGATACCAACAGCAGAGTCATCATTTACCTCACCAAATACTCCAGATGCACCAGCATTGGAACCTCCACCCAATCCAATGCCATATCCAGTAATATTAAGAGTAGAAATACCAGTGATATTAGCACCATCACCATAAAATTCTGTTGCGGTGACAACACCTACACCAGCAATACCATAATTATTTAAGTTTAAGAAACCACCAAGTGTTGGTGATGGGTCATTGATAACAGCAGTTAGACCACCAGAGTCGATGTATGCTGTAACTAAACCCGATTGTGAATCTAGAGTAACACCTAGACCAACAAAATCAATAATATTAATTCTACCAGCAGTGCCACTATCAATACCTGCTTTTCTAACAGAAATACCAAGGATACCAGTATTTCCTGCACCAACAGCAACAGCACCATGACCAATAAGTTCTACCTCTTCACCACCAAATGCTGGAGCAAATAGTGAGATTGATCCACCACCAGGGTTAATTACATAGTCACCGTCAGTAAGTTTTACACCATCAAGGAATACACTGGTTAGTTCGGTTTCTGTAAGTATAAAAGTTCCGAAACTTCCAGTGGGAGGTAATCTAGTTTGTCCTGCAGTAAGAGTAAATATTTCTGTATGTCTGGACCTGGGAAATGATTCCCATTTCCACTTTTCTCCAGTTGATGCAAGATATTGCCCAGTTACACCACTAGTTCCACCAAATGATACTGGTGAAAAGATCTTACCGTCTAGTGAGGTATCACCAACAACATCCAATTCATGTTCGGGTGTTCCTGAATTAATACCAATACGATTAGTTTCATCATTTGCATATAACAAGGTGTTCGCAACTTCAAGACCGTTACGAACGACAAAATTCTTGTTAATACCCATCGATTCTCCTGGGGTTCACTCTCCCCCCAATTTATTTTTTACTAATCCTATTTATGTAAATTTTGGATAGGAATTTCCACAGTTGTCTCTTGGATTTCCACCACTCTTTGATCCAGAAAGATTACTCTTAATAGTATTGTACATTGAATCTAAAGTGGGATAGTTATTGGGGTCATCTCTAAATCTTTGATACCAAACTCTAATTTCACCAACAGTTGCTGGTCTATTTTGGTCATCCCAATATGCTCTATTAACCCTTTTTATAACGTCTGCTTTTCTTTCTCTTGAAAATTCAATATAATATTGAATAACGCAGAGTCCATCTGCACCTCTGCCACCACCATTTCCACATCCACCTCCAGATCCACCACCACCATAAGTGTTTCCAGACCAACCTTCTTCAGTTCCTCTTTCTTGACGATTGTTTCCTCCACAACCACCACTTTGGTCTGTTCCTTGTCCTGGACCACCTTGATCACATGATTTTGAACCAGAATCTGCATATCCATTTGAACATTGCCCACCATTTAGACGAGCGGCACCACCACCATGTCCACCTTCATCACCTCTTCTTCCACCACCACCACGGCCAGAGGAACCATTTCCTTGTCCACCTCCGCCGCCTCCTCCGCCGCTTTCATTACCTCCTCCACCACCACCACCATTTGCTCTGCT